CTCAGGCATTTGCTGCATTTATCCTTCGTGATATCGGACGTTGGCTGGTCATATTCATCCGCGACAGCCGGACCATTATAACCGCACTCATCACCGCGATAGGTCCAGGTGCAGGTGTTGGCCAGCATGATGCGCCCCGGAAAAACGGCACCATCCGTTTCCGTCGGTGTGGACAACACAAAGGAGGCACTGACCGCGCTCAGTTCGCTGCACTGCTCGACGCGCCAGCGGCTGATCACCTCCTGCTCCGGATCGGCGTCACTGTTTCCGTTGACGAAGTTCACCGCATCCAGAAAACGGGCGTAAACCTTACGCCTGACCACCGTTCCGCCGACCAGACTTTGCAGGTCTTCCGCCATCCCGGTGACCATGCCGTGCAGGTTAGAGACTTTCAGCGTTGGTCTTGCACTGGCTCCTTTGCCGTTCATCTCAAAGCCGCTTCCCTGAATAGGGTACGCCTGATACTGTCGCCCCTGCCAGGTGACTGACTCACCTTTTTCGTTCTGCTCATTACAGAAAAAATAACGCTCGCCACCGACTTCGGTCAGATCGACTTCCCAGAGCACGACCAGTGCGGATTGCTCCGCTTTTGTACACTCATTCAGTGTTTCCTGTTGTATATCCTGCATCAGTGAGTGACCTCTTCAAAGGTACAGTTAAAATCGGTATACATGGCATTATCCGAAGTACTCCACTCCCTGCAGACAACCCTGACAGTCCTGTTGTGTTTTGGCGGGCGCCACAAAAAAGCACGCATCCCGGCATGACGGGATAAAAAACTGTCCAGCGCGGCGCGGGAATATTCATCTGTGACACGAAATACCGGTTTAAAGGTTTTCAGATCCGCATTCAGACCACCAGCCCGTCGCTGTTCATATCCGTCACCGAACTTTACTGTAATAACAGATGGCTTTCGTGTCGTCTCCATCCCCTCGCGGGGGATCCAGTTAAAAACTTCAGACTCAGGCACTGCATAATCCTCCGTCCCGACGTGATGACTGCATAATTGACACAACCCTGCTGTCGATCAGATCCACCAGCCCCCTGGCTGACTGCGTATCTATCTCGCCATTGCTCCCTTTATTCTGAATACTGATGTGATACACGGGAGAATAAACAAATCCCCCGCCACCATTCACATTGCCAATGGCTCTGACCCCAAGAGAGCCGTCCGCTGCCCGTGTCAGTGGCATGATAGCTTCAGGCCCGGCCTCGCCCATCAGCCCGGCACCTTTCGCAAAAGCAAAATACGTCGGTGTATCCACAATAGTGTTACTGTAAGCACTCAGATTTGCCGATGTGTAAACACCACCTTTTGCGTTTGCCACTGCACCGGAAAGCCAGTCGCCGACCGTACCAAGCCATCCTCCGGCACCGGACATGCTTTTGGAAAGTGACTTCAGCCCGTTAACGATGGCAGCGTTCATCAGAATTTTTGAAACTTCCTGGAGGATTGAACTCCCCCAGTTTCGCCAGTCCACAACATTTCCGGCCAGTGCATCGGAAATATTTGATACCAGCCCGTCCATAGTGGAAACGACAGCATCTGCCGCCTGCGAAGCATAATCGGTGGCACTGTCTGCCCAGTTCGTCAGCCCCTCCTGGAGTCCGGCATTCCAGTCACTGCGTAAAGCATCAGCCTTTGCATAATAATCCTGCTGATCGCTGAGACGCTCTTCCAGATATTTTTCATTCAGCGATTTTTCCTGTTTCCACAGGGCTTCTTCAATTTCTCCGGCCTGATACTGTCTCAGCAGCTCGTTATTTTTCTGCTCAAACGCCTGCCGGATACTCCACATTTCCTGGAGTCGTTCACGCATCCGTGAGCCTTCACCATATCCCAGCAACTGCGCGTCGTCAGATGCCCGGGCGCTGGCATTACTGTCCGCCAGACTGCTTTCATACGCGGCAAGCTGCTCACGAATCTTTTTCTGGTCGATGAGTGCCGCATTCTGTAAAAGCGTTTTTTTCTGCGCTTCTGACAGGGTTGATAATTCGCCCTGACTGACCTGATATTTCATCTTAGCCAGTTCAGTATTCTGACCTGCCAGTGCTATTTGTTCTTTTTGCTGTTTAATCAGCCGTTTATAAATATCTTCTGTTTTTTCCGCTTCGGTCTTTTTATGCGCTTTGGGTTTATTTGCCTGGTTATTTCGCCAGGCATCCAGTGAGTTATTGATATAATTCTGTCTGGCTGTCTGATACGCCTCTCCCACAAAGCCGAGATCATCCGCAGCATAACCCAGTCGGGCACGCTCACGGGCTTCCCCCTTCAGGCGGGACAGAGCCAGTTCGCGCTCGCTGTTATTCAGTGCGGTCTGCTGTTTATCATCCAGGGTGGCCTGTGGCAGCCGTAACGGTACATTCACCAGCCCCTGTCGCTGCTGAAGTAATTCATTACCAAGCCCGAGAAGGCGATTAAACTCGGTATGCTGCCCATTCATGATCAACATGGACTGATACGCTTTGTTTTGTTCCGCTGCCTGTTGACGGATCAACGCAACCCGCCGCTCCTCCAGCCCGGCAAGCACATCCTGAATGGATTGCGCTTTGCCCTGCATTTGAGTGAGGCGAGACTGTTCAACTGCCAGTTGATTTGTTGCTTCTGCAAGCCCTTCTGTGACAGTTTTTACCGACGTCATGTGGTTAATCATAAAACCGTTATCGGTTGTCCAGCCCGGGTTTGCCAGCACATACTGATAGCCAGCAATTTTTTCCTGTAAGGATTTAATCTTACTTTTCTGCTCGTCAATTAACCTGTTCTGCTCCTTCAGTGCCTGCCGCGTCTTTTCCTCATTATCTGACGCTTCAGGAAGCGACATTGCCGACGTTTTCTGGCGAATTTCGTCGATTGTTGCGGCATACTGGCGTGCAGATTCTCTGGCCTGCTCCTGATTCTGATACATCGTGTACCAGGCCGTCGCCCCCAGCATGACGAGTCCCGGCACACCACCAACCAACCCCAGCGCACCACTTAACAGACGACTCCCCACTGACGTGACAGTATTCAGCGTTGTCTGTGCCGCTGTTCTGGCCGTAATATTACGGGTAAGTGACGCCTGGGCAGCTGTCAGCTTCGCTTCTGCGGCTGCCTGCCTTTCGGTACCGCGAGCAGCAACAACCGCCTGTTGCGCACGATAAACCGCCGCACGCGCCCTGGCGGTTGCTATCTGTGTCCCCCGAAGTTGCGCTTCAGCAAGAGCCACTTCGTTTCTGGCTGCAGTAATTAATCCGGCAGTTGCAGATCCAGCAGAAGACGCCATATTGCCAAAATATCGGGCTACCCCGACGGCAACCAGAGCACCGGCAGCGGTTGCCACAGTGTCAATATTGCCTGCAATACCATTCAGCACACCAGAGAGCGTCTTTGTCACTCCGCTTGCCTCGTTCGCACCACCAACCCAGGCCATAAAGGCGTTTTCAACTTTGGTTGCAGAGGATGAAACCGTATCAGGCATTGCTGCATATTCATCACGCAACGCCCCAAGCTGACTAATCAGTGCAGGGACAACCTTATCGGCAGTCAGTTTTCCGTTATCCGCCATGGCCTTCAGATCCTTACGGGCAACACCCATTCCCGCAGCCAGCGCACGAATAACACGATCGCCGTTCTCATTCACAGAGTTAAATTCTTCACCACGCAGCACTCCCTGCGCCAGTGCCTGACTGAACTGCGTGATCACCGAACTGGCTTCTGCTGTACTGGCACCGGATAATTTCAGGCCCGTGGAGATCGCCTCGGTGACTTTCAGTACCTCCTCAGAACTGTAGCCATACTCCCGCATGGAAGCTGCAGAACGGGCAAAAAGGCTGGCGTTATCAGAAAACGCCGTCCCCGTTCTCTGGCTGATCGCCATTAATTCACGCTGTGATGCCTGAAAATCATCACTGGACTGTGAGGCCTGCTTCAGACGGGCATTTACTGAATTCCACTCATCGGCGAGAGAAATAAGATGACCGGTAGCAAAAGCCCCGGCAAATGCCCCCGCCATATTCAGTGCCGAAGATTTAGCTGTATTTATCTGATCCGTCACTTCTGCCAGTGCACGCCGCATTTCACGGGATGCAGCAGCGGACTGCCGGCCTCCGTTCTGCATGGTACGGTAGTAATCCTGCCCCATACGCGAAACCCGGGAGATCTCTGACTGGAATGACCGGGAATTTGCCGAGATTTTAATAATCAGTTCACGTAATGTCGCCACACTCATTCTCCGGACGAAAAAAACCGCCGAAGCGGTTATGTTGACTCACTGAGACACTATTAAAAGCGCGTTTTCCAGTCCGGCAAATGGATCTGAGGCGCCTTCTGTCTGCTCTTGTTCCCACTGAAGAAGCGCATCATTCAGTGGTACTTTGACACCCTGCGCACCGTAAACCGCAGAAACTATCTGGGCAGCCCGGATATCAGCCCGCTCATCACCCAGCGGGCTGAACCTGTCAAATTCTGCCCACATCATGATTTCTGATGCGGACATTTCCCGGCGTAACTCTGACAATGTGCGCCCCATCCTGAGCGCCAGCATCATCAGAAAACGCATCCCCGGAAGCGCTACTTTTTTTTAACCTCGCCGGCATCACTGATCAGTTCCAGAGACTGCCGAAGAAGCCGCGCATGCACCGGGCCATACACGGCAATCACCTGTTCACGATCATCCTCTGAAAATACAGGTTGCAGTCCGGTATCACACAGAACATCAATGAACAGTTCAACATCTGCCTCCAGATTTCGGCGGGCGCGCTCCGCAACGGATAACGGTGTCTCATCATCTTTTGCTTTAACGATCTCCTGCCAGCGCAACCAGGCTTCTGCAGAAGGTTCCCGTAATACAACCGTTGCCCCTTCCCATTCAGGCACATCAACGGTTTTATGGCGAAACCCCGACATCGTTGCCAGTGCCAGATTACGGATATTTTTAGTCATCACATCTATCCTCATTAACTGACGGTAACAGTGCAGGAAGTGGAGGTCACCTTGCTAACCGGGCTTGCTGAATCAGAAATCTCGCAGGTATACGCACCGGCATCACCGGATACTGCGGATGCCTTACTGAACGTTGCCGCCGTCTGTCCGGAAACAGGAGAACCACCTTTCTTCCAGACATAAGAATAAGGCGGCACACCACCGGCAGCCTCAACCACCATTTCGAGTTTCGCTCCGGCAGAAACCTGCAGCGTGCTGTTTAAATCGACCTTCACTTTCAGTGGCTCTGTCGTCAGTACAGGTTTACCTTTCAGGCGCAGGGAAAACGTTGCAGCCACAACTCCATTGGTTCCTGCAGACCAGGTATGCTGACGCACCTCTGCCATAAAGGTAAATCCGTTGCCTGACGGAAAAATAACTTTAAAGCCATACGTGGTGTCATTGTCATAGGCACTGCGCAACGCGTTCTGGGCAGCATTCAGATAAAAGTTGCCTGACATGGAAATCTCTGACGCGGCGCCAAGACCGTTAATATTTTCCTGCTCAACAGAACACAGCGTGGTGACATCAATATCCTGTTTCTGCCCGGCGGTAAACTGAACCTCTTTAATCGTACAGCTCAGTTCAAGAAAACTGGCAGAACTCAGCGTTTCTGCCGTTACCGGTGCAGACGAGATCATGACTTTGGTCTGCTGAGAACGTTCAAAATTAGAGGACATACTCGTCTCCTGAAAATAAAAAAACCCGCCAGCGGCGGGTGGGGAAAATCATTAACGACCTCAGGCAAGCCCGCCAGCGGCGGGTGGGTAAAATCATTAACGACCTCAGGCTATTACCTGAAATTCAAGCGTGGCTCTGCTCAGACGGGAATCAGGATCATAACCCTGCGTTTTAGAAATAACGGAGGGTGCCAGTTGCCTTACCGCATCAAGCGCCTGCTCACGGATATCATCTGCGTCATCAGGTACTGTCGCCCAGACATCGATCTGCACGGTAATTCTGGATTCAGCCTGACCATCAAGCACATCAGATGCCGTGTCAGACACCACAGAAAACACCAGCCACGGCGGAGATACCGCAGGCTTTCCCTCCGTCAGCAGGACCACATAAGGATAAACCTGTCCTCCGGCCAGTTGAGACAGCAGGGAATACAGTGTGGCCTCTCTCATTTACTTAAGACCTCATCAATAGCCTGATTCATTCGCTGTATGGCAATCTGTGCTGCCAGTTCCTCTGTCGTATCGAAAGCCGGGCGAATGAACGGATGCGCGGGCATGTTTATCGTTCCCAGCTCCACAAAGCGCCAGTAAAACGCATTTCGGGGATCACTGGCTTTCATGCTGTTATCACTGTTTCCGGTTCGCAGGTTCCGTCCGCGAATGTGGACACCCGAGATAATTTCCCCCCGACGCTTTGAACGCTGAGTGAGAACAACCACATTTTTTTTCAGTTTTCCGGTTCGCTCCGGCGCACGTTCAACAACAGCATCCCGCATAACTTCAGCACCGGCACGGGTGGCATCGCGCAGTACCTTATTATTTTCTGCCCTGCTGAGCGTCTCCAGATCCCGTGCAATATCCGCCAGACCTGAAAAATCAAGACTGAAATCCATCACACATTCCCCTTCTGAGAACAGAGTATCTCAAGCCGGGTGGCACGGGCATCCGGTATCGGCGGACCGTCTATACTCAGAATCGCGCCTTTGAATGCACCAGTCAGCACTTTCAGACATGAAGTTGCTGTCACATCTCGCCGGAATCTCATCCAGACCCTCACTGTAGCCTGAGCAGTTTCTGCGCCTCCGGATATTCTCTCCCTGCCACTGATCCCCTTAACTTCTGCCCATATGGTTGCCCCCTCCGTCATTGTTTCCACAGGGTGCCCTGATGGAGACCGAACGGTGGTGGCATTCAGAATAACCACACGATCACGTAATCTTCCTGCCTGCATGAATCCTCCTATGTTCCGGGATGAAACCGATACATCCGCAGTCCGGTATAGAAAAAATCAGGCACTGCATCCTGCATTTCCCTGTTCTCGTACCAGTAGCCAACCAGTTGCATAAGACGCAGCTTTATCAGAGGTGTTATTACAAGCCCGGTCGTATCCTGCTCAGAAACAGTTTCATCGTAAAGCGTCCGGTTTAAAAACTTTTCAGCCTCTTCCCTGGCAGCAGCCAGATACATCATAAGAAGAGAATTCTCCTGTTCATTGTCATCATCAATCCGGCACTGAACACGAAGCTCTTCCAGAGTGGGCATCATTTGGGCAACCTCTATGAATGCTGTTTTTTAGACTTATCAGCCCCCCGCGCAACAGGTGTTCTCTTATCAGAGACAATCCCAGCTGCAGTGGCAATTTCGCGTACCCGTTCGGGTAATTCTTTATCTTCATACTCACCGGCCCGAATAATCTCAACACGCATACCGTCCGGTGACCATTTCAGATCTTGTTTCAGGATCATGATTCTTTCACCTGTCAGAACAGGGGCGCACTTCTGCGCCCCCTGAATGATTACGCCGCTGCAATCTTCAGCAGTTTGATGGCCTGCGAATCGACCAGCATGCCGCCGGTGCGCTTGGTGGTATAAAAACCGACAAACGGTTTATTGGTGTACGGGTCACGCAGAATGCGGGTACCGATACGGTCAACGATGGTGTAACCCCGTTTGAAGTTACCAAATGCAATGGCTTTCGCATCAGCGGCAATATCCGGCATCTGTTCGTTTTCAGCGATACCGTAACCCGCCAGAGAGGACGGCTGCCCCAGCTCCAGCCCCGGACGCCACAGATAGTTACCCTCGGTGTCTTTCAGCAGACGAATGGCAAACAGGCTGTTGTTGTTCATCATGAACTTCGCGCCGGTGCGGTGTGCCTTACGCAGCGTGTAAATCAGTTTGATAATAGCATCTGCAGTCACCGTCGTCGCTTCGCCGGATACAATATGCTGAAGTTTGCCGAACGCCCGGACCTTGTCGGTTTCATCAGTGGATTCATACGCCAGGAACCCTTTCGGCTTCTTGGTACCATCGCCGGTGGTAAAGGCAATTTCTTCCTGTTCGGCAAATTCGGTTGCCAGCTCGCTGTTGATCCAGGCCTCCACGTTGAAAAAGGCATCATCCAGCATTTTCTGGGTGGCCTGCGGGTTACCGTAGATTTCCCCCATGAAAGGTTCAATCAGCCCCAGTCTGGAAGTGGCAGTCTGGGAGCGCGCGTCAGTCTCGCCAACCCATCCGGAAGCCGTACCGCCCAGATTCACCAGTTTTTTGTAGTCGGAACCGCCAACGGTGATCACCGTGGCTTCCTGGCGCATCACCACTTCATCTTTCAGCAGGTTAAGAATGTTGCGATCCAGCGCTTCCGGCACGGCATAGCCACCGTCTTCATCGGTGCCCACCTGTAATGCCTTACGCTCCAGATCGCGCAGACCATCTTCACGGCCTTTACGCAGGAAGCCCACAAACGCTTCTTTATGCTCGGTGGCCAGTTTATTCTGCGCACCACCTGCCGGACGTTTCAGCTCAAGCAGCTCTTTTTCAAGATCGCTTTTGAGGTTTTCCAGCTCGCTGAGTTTCCCGTTCAGGGTTTCCACCTGCCCGGCAAGTTTGCCTTTTTCCTGCTCAATCGCATCCACGCGCTTGTCGTTCTTTGCTTTGAAGTCGTCAAACTTCTGCTGCAGCTCCTGCGCGACCTGTTCGACATCTTTAATATCAACCGCCATCGTATTTCTCCTGATTAGAAGTTCAGATTTTTCAGTGCATTCAGTGCAGAGCCCACATCCTCAGCGTCGCGCAGGGACAGTGCGCCATAGCCCCCGGCCATGAATGCTTTGGCCTGGGTACGGGAGAGTCCGACATCACGCAGGACTCTTTCAATTTTTTTCTGTTCGGGGATTTCCCCGCGGGCCAGTGCGTTCTTGACGTCGCTGATCCGCGCCTCGTCGTTAGACGGGAACGTCACCAGGCTGACTTCCCAGAGGTCGATTTCTTTCAGCAGAAAGGCTTCTTTGCTCCGGTCGTATTCCCAGTCTTTCAGGACGTACCCAATAGAAAGGCCGGTTAACGAACCGGCCTTCATGTGTGCATGTGCGCGTTTTGCGAGGGGATCATCATCAATAAGCAACCGTCCCCTGACGTAAAGCCCGACATCGTCTTCCTTCATTTCGGTGTAAACACCGATGGGTTCATCCATGCGGTGCTGCCAGAGCAGCGCAGGTAACGCTTTTCTGTCACTCCACGCCCGCAGGGAAGCAGCAAATGCCCCGGACATCACCACATCATCGTGACTGTCCTTTACACCAAAGACGGAGCCATACCCTTCAAACTCACCTGAGTCACTGACAGATTTCAGACTCAGCGGTACATCAAGACGTTGTTTCGTCTGCATTGGCGTTATCCTTCTGCTTACCGGCTTTACTGCCATCGGAGGGTTTCGTGGTCATGTTCATCGGTGTGAGATAGACATCCCCACCGGGACGCGGATTCATATCTTCCAGGTCGCGGCAGTCATTGGGAGAGTAAATTCCCCAGTTGATCCCGGTGGCGTAGGCTTCAAAACGGGACTTCATATCCCCGCGCAGTAACGCCCCGGCGTTAAATTTGGCGTAATAAACGCCCTGCTTACTTTTTCGTACCAGTCCGGTGTTGATCCGCTGTTCGATGCGGGTCAGATACGGCACCAGTGAATAGTTGATAAATCCCAGCCCCAGCTCTTCGATATTGTTGAAGGTGGCGCGATCGGTGTTCTGCACCATGTGCAACGGCACCCGGAACAGACGACAGATTTCTTCAAGCTGAAACTTGCGGGTTTCCAGGAACTGGCTGTCCTCAGCGTTCAGCGCCATCGACTTCCAGTCCAGCCCCATCTCAAGGATCATCGGGCGGTGAGCATTGCCAAGCCCGGTGTGACGCTCCTCAAAATCTTTCTTCAGGCGCTCATAAGCCTGATCCGACAGCGTCTGTTCTGTACGCAACACACCGGACGTCACCGCACCATTGCTGAACAGTCTGGCCCCGTGCTCTTCGGTCGCTGCTGCCAGCGATATTGCCTCGCGGGCATAGGCGACGGGATTCAGTCCCACCAGACCGTCCAGCGTCAGCGTGCGCACATGCCAGATATCTTCCTGGCTCAGTACATCCGTGGAACCGTCCGGGAATGTGACCTGATAGACCGGCTCCCAGCGACTGTTAAGCTTCGGTACCACACAACCGGGATCGACGGGCAGCAGTTCAGCCACTTCGCCAAATGCTTTCACTTTGTAGGCGTAAAAGTTTCCCTTCAGGCACAGACAGGTGACCACCAGCTCCCAGAACTCCTGCGGCGTCATATAGCCATTGGGATGCGTGGAGATCAGCTTATGCAGACGTTCGCCGGTGGCCCTCTGTTTCAGGCTGCCGTTCAGGTGATACAGATTGCAGGGCAACATCCCGACCGACTCTGCCAGCACTCTGACGCAGGAAAAAACCGCCGTCAGTCGCATGGCTCGCTGACTGCTGATCTGCTTTCCGGTATAGGTGTCGTAAGACAACCCGATGGCATCCGCCAGCTCTGCTGGCGTGGTCACCGGCGCGTCACTTTTTCGTTGAAATAATCCCGAAAAGAACACTATTTACCTCCGCCGACAGACGGCTGTGTACGGTCGAGATATCGCGCCACCAGCCACGACCAGAACAGGCACAGCACCCCGGCAACAACAAAACCCGCCGGGGGATAAATCAGCCAGGCACCATACGCCAGCAAAAGCGCACCCAGCACGCCCACCAGTGGCGCGAGAATTATCAGAAACATAATGACCTCGGTTAAAGCGAGCGGATGCCCACGCTGACCAGATGTTCAGACAGATCCGGCTCCGGTTCACCACCATTGACCAGCATCCGGCTCATCGCTGTAAACATCGCAACAGGGCCGTCGATTTTGGCTTCCGGCGTGGATTTATTCGGGAAGATATTGTCGTTTTTGTCCGGTTTTACCGTAACGTTAGACATCATCCAGTTCATGACCGGATGATTGCTGTGATGGAAACGTCCGGCATAGACCAGTGATTCCGTTTCCTTCATGGCCTCTGACAGATTGCGAACCGTCTGCGGAACCTCCACCAGCGGTATCCCTTCTTCAGCCAGTGCCAGGCTGAACTGCATCGCGCTCCACGGGTCAAATCCCAGTTCCCTGAGGTTTTCACCACCAATCCATTCCAGTAAGTCACTTTTTATCTGAGCATGATCGATAACATCACCATCCGTCAGAATCAGCTTATCCATCTCCGCCCACTTCCGGTAAAGTTCTGCCTGCTGCCGCGAGCATCGTTCCAGCCGTCCTTCCGGGAGCCAGAATTTAAAATCGGCATGAACATGCCCGTTATCCGTTCGCCAGAGTTTTGCCGCCGCACAGATATCAATCTTATGAGCAAGGTCAACGCCGACCCACATGGGATACGTTTTCAGCTCATGTCGTGGGGCAATGTATTCGCATTTCTCCCACTTAATCATGTCCATCCAGGCAGACTCGGCAGTGACCCACACATTCATGTGTTTGGTAAGAATATTTCAAGTTTTTTAAAATCACCTGTATATCAATCGTTTAACATGAAAAAACAGTCTTTATAAATCATCAAGCAATACACAGCGCAATACACGTATCTGTATTGTTTTAATGCTGATACACACCGTTTTTTGATACAGTGATTCGACCTACCATCGCGAAGCATTTTTTATTTCTTGTGTGTAACAATCTGACGAGGTGAGCACTCAAAGAGATAAGAGGCAGTAGAAATTTCGATCACCCCCCTGAATGCAATTTTTCGTATATATATACAAAACAGTGCGGGTTATGCGGGTTAGCGGGTTATCTTCGCTTGCTAAGTATTTTTTATTCTTTAATATCAATGCGTTAAAAAATGATGCGTTTGAATATTAGCCAAAGCGTAACCCGCGAGACATTCAAAATAACCCGCAAATACCCCCAAAATAACCCGCAACCCCATCAGGAAAATGGGGCCAGTGATGCCACCGAACGGCTGAAAATTGATAATCAGGTTGCTGGTGTGAATACTGTCGCTTTAACCTACGGTAATTGTTCTGCTTCGGTGCGTATCTTCTCCGTGGTCATTTTGACCATGCACCACACGAAAAAAAACGGGGGGTATTAAACACCCACTCTATTTAAATACCGTCTTTTTGTCACTGTGTGTCACTGGTTGTCACTCTCCGTCACGGTATGTCACCACAAGTTAACGTCGTAACCGCTCCGGCTTCTTCCAGTGGTAAGTAATTTTTTCTTTCTCCTGGTACATCTCCACGCGGCGACGATATGACAACAACTCCAGAACTCTGGTGCGTATATCCACGCCGTTAAGCTCGATACCGTCACGGCGCATCACCTCAGCCACCACACGCGCGTAATTTTCGGCTATCACGCTGTCCGGCTGCGTGGCCTCCTGTTTGCCTGCTTCCTGGCTGATTCCGGTAACGCGGCGGATTATTTTTAGTAGTTCGGTTTCGCTCATTCTCGTCATACCCCATCAAACGCCGCAAGTCGCTCTTTGTGGCTGTCGCTCATATCAAATGCAAATTCCTCATGCTCTGCCTGGAATGTGCCAAACGCCATCAGAGCCGCAACGCTCGGGTCTATCTTGTTGGATGATTTTTTCTTGTTCGGCTTGATATTGGCGTTCGCGTCACTCTGCATCACAACATTACTCATTGACCAGGCCAGCACCGGATCGCCACGATGCACAATCACCTTCCGGTTAACAAAAACTTCGAACGATTTCGCCGCCGGACTGAAACGAAGGTATGTTTGCGGGAACGGCTCCACCTCAAATCCTGCGCCCTGTAGCTGCGTCATCAGGTGCGTGGCGTTCCATGTATCGAAGCCCACCAGCCGGATATTAAAATTTTCCGCGTCCTTCATGATGTCATCCCTGATACGGTCGTAATCAATACAGTCGCCTGGCGTTGTGCGTATCCAGCCCGATTTTGCCCACTGGCGATAGATGGCGCGGTTTTTATTGGCGGGATTCTGTAGCTGCTGCTCCGGCAGATAATGACGGGAAACCAGCATGATGGTTTTACCAACCGGAAAGGCATAACACACGCTTGAAATATCATTTGTTGAAAAAATATCGCTGGTTGATGATAAGTCCAGCCCCGCGTAGCACTCCTGCCCGTATAAATCCGCCTCCGCGAACGTTCCGGCACACTCAGCCCATGCACCGTTACCCATCCACGGCGTAGCCCCCTGACACCAGATATTAAAGCGCTTTGTCATCATCTCCACCCACTGCGACGGAATACCCCGCGCTTTCTGGATGGTTGAGGCCAGTTTTTCACGATCGACGGAAACATCGATATTTGGATTCGCCTTTATCCACATCGCCGGATCGTCAACCTCGCTTTCATCATCCAGCTCGTAAATCAGCACGAACATGGATTCGTTCACCTCTTCACCATCCAGTATCTGGCAGCAATAGTCGTAGTGTTGTTTACAGGCTGAAACAACGTTGCTCCCCGATGTGGTGATGGCAAATAATAACCCCTCCGGACGCGCCCCCATTCCCAGTTCAAGCGCGGAATAAACCCCGTTGTCTGGGTGCAGGTGATATTCATCCACAATGGCAAGACTCGGGTTTGTCCCCTCAATGGTTGCCGCTTTTGCTGCCAGTGGCTTTAACAGGCTGTTGGTTTTCGGGTGTATCACCTTGTGTGCCTGAATATTTACCCGCTTTCGTAACGGTCGGGATAAAAGGCACATCTGACGCGCATCATCAAACACGATCCGCGCCTGATCACGACTCACGGCGGCGGTGTAAATATCCTGCTGCCCGTTTTCCATAACCAGAAACCAGTTAGCCAGGATAGCGGCGACCGTGGATTTGGCATTTTTTCGCGGCACTTCAATGAATGCGCTGGTGTATTTGCGCCGTCCGGTGGCCTTAACCTTAAAGCCCAGGATGCACGCAAAGGCGAACTGCTGCCACGGCTCCAGCTCAATGGGGCTACCGCGCATTGCGCCTTTTACGTGCGGACACACCCTGGAAAAGGCAATAAACCGCTCCACGACCTCCGGATCGAACGTGTAAAGGGGGTTTTCAAGGTCAGAAAAATACCGTTTAACGGCCTGTTTCAGTCGTTTACAGGCCGTAATTTTGCCGTTTTTTACGCCTTCTGCGTACTCATGCCAGGCGGTCAAGCTCGTCCTCTTCCTCTGTTTCCGGTGGATTTCTGCGGCGGCTTACCGGGTCAAAACCCAGCAAAGAAGCCATTTTGATCATTATTCTTTCAGCGTCAGCCTTTGCGCTCAGGGCGGGGTTTCTGCTCTCGCTGCCCTGACTGTTAACAATGCTGAACCCGCGCGTGGCAAGGTCTTCGACGGCTTTGCGGTATATGGAGTAGTTAACGCAATACAGCTCCAGATTGCTCCAGTCGGCGGGGGTAAGGTCTTCCCGCCCGGAAAGCTGGCGCGATTTTTCCTTCCACTGCCTGACCGCGATTTCATCCAGGTAAGCGGGGGCTTTTGGTGGTCTTGCCATGTTCTTTTTTCGCCCAATTATTTTCAAAAAAATTTCCGTGCACAAAAATTTGAGGAGGCGGTCGGTGTCCGGCAGGGACGGTTTTGTCCTGAAAACCTCCCCCACCCCCTCTGACGGCCTCACCAGCGATTGCGAAAACATTCCATGACCTCGCGGTCACGGTCGGTTAATCGCTTCGCTGTGGTGCGTTCTGTGCGCCCTGTCCTGTTGGCTTTGTGCCCTGTCTCCTGTGTCTTCCATAAGTCACGCTGCCTTATCAGTCCACGTATCAGCCTGTTTTGCTCCTGTTCAGTCATCATCGCCATACATCCAGTCGTTACGGTGTGCCGCCCGTTCTTCCTGCTCGCGATACATACCCGCCTTACGGTTCGCTTTCGTGGCTGGGTCTTCCCGTGTCGTCTTACGGTTGTGGCACGTCTGGCACAATGCCTGGTGGTTCCACTCAGGCCAGAAGAGAACATCACCGCCGCCATTGATGGGAATGATGTGATCCACCACAAGAGCTGGCGTATAAATCCCCTTAGCCAGACAACGCACGCATAACGGGTTTTTGCTCAGGTACAGGGCGCGGTATTTGTCCCACTGTCGGGAATACCCGCGCGCGCGGCGGTGTCCCCGTCTGGCATCCTCTGCACGCCATGCAGCCCGCCTGTGCTCTTCACACTTGCCGGACTTCACGCGCTTATTACAGCCCGGCTCAGTGCATCGCCTTAATGGTTGCCACGGCATCAGTACACCCCCACATCACGATAAACCGACCAGAGCGCAGAAATCGTCAGGGGAATTTCTTTTGTATCGGTATCGCCAAGCGTTGTCCGGTACTCGTACAGTTGCGAGATGTACATCAGGCAACCAATTTTTATTGCAGGGGTAAATTCCAGGCCGTCATCAAAACGCCTGCCAATATGCTTCTGGCATACCTCCAGCGCCGCGCTTATGTATGCCTGAATCAGTGTGTCTTCTGTGTTACCATCTATGCGGCAGTGAAGTTTGGCCTCTTCCAGGGTTATTTTTTCTGCTGTCATTTTTCTGTACCCACCTTTGCCAGAATTTCCAGCCGGGTTCTTTTCGCATCAGGTAAGGGGATCCCGATGATATTAAGCGTGCTCCCGGCAAAAGCGCCGGTAAGCACTTTCAGGCGACTGGCGGCGGATATGTCGCCACGATAGCGAACCCATACCCGAATCGTTGCAGGTGCGGTTTCTGCGCCTGCGGTCAGTAATTCCCGTCCGCTGATCCCCTTGACCTCTGCCCAGAGGGTTTCCCCTTCCGTCCATATCTGCTGGATCGCACCTGACGGCAGGCGCTGTGTGGTAAATGTCATAATCGTCACCCGGTCCCGCATCTTTCCGGCTATCATTCGTCACCGCCCTTACTGTTCTTGCTGATTGTCACTTCCTGCTTCCATGCCTGGCTGAACTCGTCACCACCTTCACGCGGCGGCATTCCCTCACGCTCACGGGCTTCGTTCGGATTGATGATCCCGTTCTTAATCCCTTTCTCATACGTGGCGTAACGTTCGGTAGGGGTGGCGCGTAATAAATCGGCTGAATCAAACTCAACCAGATAACGGGTTCCAGGCACGGGAGAAGCCACCAGCAAAGCGGCCTTGATTTGCTGTTCGAAGTTCGCCAACCAAGGACGCATTGTCATGGTCAGAAACGCGCGGCTTGCCTCACTGAAATTGCTGTAGGTGCTGTTGCTGTATTCCTGCAGAAAAATAGGCGACACGTTGAACATCCGGGCGATGTCTTCAATGGAGAAGCGACGGGAGGCCAGCCATTCCGCATCCTGGTTACTCATCCCCAGTTGCTTGTAATCCATGCCCCCTTCAAGGATTGGCGTTTTTCCGGCATTTTTCGCCCCCTTGTAGCGTTCCAGGGCGTCTAATGCCTGTTTACCTTTCACGCCGTCCAGCCATTCGCCTGACGTGATAATCCCTGCCGCCATCATGCCATCTTTCATAATGCTGGCTCCGTGACGCTGTTGAGCAAGGCCAAGCCCCAGCGCCTCACGGCAAATCGTGACGGGGGAACGCCCCAGAAAGCCATCATCCGAGGCATAGCGGAGATGCAGAACTTCTTCCTGTAAATACGTGCGCACCGTTCCTGTATAGGGTTCGGTGATGGTATATCGGTATTTGTGTGCGCCTGTGCGTTCCGGTACAACACACCCCGGCGCATAAGGATGAAGTGATTTTGGCTGCCCGTCCTGCCCCCACTCAATAACCGCATAGGCGTTACCGTTCAGCAGGCAGTGACGCATCATTGTGCGTTTAAACTGGTAAGGTGTCTGGCATGAATTAGGCTGCTCATTCAGCAGAATATCTACCGGATGACTGTCCAGCCATTCCCGCGCCTCCCTGCCCTTGTCATTACGTACCAGATACAGATAACACGGCATCGTGGCCACCGCCTCAGCGATGACAGAAACCGCGTTCATCACAGCAGGCAATGATTCAGCCGTCCCGGCAGAAACATATTCTCCGGATCCGGTATTCGGTACGCCGGACAGCGCCAGAAAATCATCAATGGACAGGTTACGCAGATCGCTTTTTTTACGACTAAAAGGCCACCACATATCACAACCCCGCCAGTTCAGCCCAGCGATGACGATTATTTCCTGCCGGGCGTAATTCAGGGTGCTGTGCAAACAACGAACGGTGGGCAATCTCCACGCCAGATTCGGGATAAGCAGGCATCGACGTGATCGTGATTTCCCTGAGTTCTGCAGCGGTAACAGTACGCAGATACGGTTTTTGCGCGATATTCCATTCTTCGCATAATGCGCGAAAGCCAAAGCTCATTCCTGTAATATCGCCACGCTCCACCAGCGTAAGCACATCTTTTCCAAGCTGGGTATCAGGCGGTGTCAGTTCAAAACGTAGCCCGGTGTTGTCCTCAGTCAGTACCAGTGTTCCGGATTTGGTGCGCCCCAGCAGTCGGGTATAGTCATGCTCATACAGGCAGCGCACATCATTACCCGCCGCCAGATAGTCAGCAAAAGCCCCCGGCGTGAACTGTTCGCGGAATTCGTCCCAGATAATTTCTGAAAGGCTGTTCCAGCGAACGGCATAACCCACCAGTTTTTTATCGCTGGCGGTCAGTTCAGATGTACGGATTTCAAAATCGGTATTTTTCATCGGTGTACTCCATAAAGCTGAAAAAGGAGGCCGAAGCCCCCTTTGCTCATTACTTGCCAGCCTGAATTTCCAGAATCTTGATGGCGTTCGAATCCACCACACCACCGCCCAGATATTTCTGGGTATAGATGTTAATGAATCCGGGTTCGCTGAAATCCGGACGGGTACGCGTACCGGTTTCATGGTCAACGATGAAATAACCGCGCTTAAAGTCACCTACTGCAATCACACCGTCCGGCATAAATTCCAGATATTCAACCGGAAGCCCCAGCAGAGAATCAGGATCACCAGCCTGTAAACGATCGCGCCAGATGTAATCACCAGTGGCATTTTTCAGTTTTTGTGCGGAGGCGGCTGTATTTGAGTTCATCACCCATACAGCTTTTTTGCGGTACTTATTGCGCAGCGTAAATTTCAGGTCAATCAGCATGTCGGCGCTGAGACTGCCAGTAACTTTTTTCGTCTGGAGCGTACCGAAAGGACGGGTTTTGTCGTTATCCGCAGTGCGCGGAAAAGCCAGGAAACCTTTAGCTTTTTTCTCGCCATCACCGGAAACCAGATCCGTTTCTTCGGTATCAACGAAAGTGTCGCCAATTTCAGAAGATAACCAGCCCATAATATCGACTTCGGAAAAATCGATAATTTCCTGAGTGGTTTTCGGGTAAGCGTAGATCGGATACAGGCGGATACTGACTTCATTCAGTTTTGGTGTTGCCGTCTGGTTACGTGCTGCACCTTCTTCACCGTGTTCAACGACCGCGCCCCCGGCAGAAACCAGTTGCTTAAATTCATTGCTGTGAATGGTTTTAACAGTACAGATTTTACGCATCACCGATTCATCAGAAAGCTGACGCATAACTTCTCTGTTCAGTTCCGGGATAACCGTATAACCACCATCAGCCGGGACACTGCCGGACAGGTTGCGGGTTTCCCCGGTCAGAATGTAAGAGCGTAGTTCGTCTTTGGTGATTTTCTCTTCGACGGAAACACCTGGCTGGTTACGTTCTTCATCCGCAACAGCTTCAAGACGGGAGATTTCTGTGTCGAGGGAATCGGCTTTTGCACGCAGTTCATCAAACTGTTTGCCTTCGTCATCGTTCAGGCTGCGGTTTTCACTGTCGGCTTTTTCCAGCAGGGATCGCATCTGGTTTTTCAGGGCGGTTTTTTGCTGGCGGAGTTCGATTAATTTCTTCATGAAGGTTTTCTCGTATTGGTTAAGATTCAGGACGTGAAACCAACACGGAGGGAGCGCCGCCCGACACTCCCGGCATCTCGCAGATCAACCCGGCATCGCGCAGGGGGTCAGGCGGCATTGTGGCGGCTCACGTCTGAGTGCCACACGCCAACATATACATAAAAATCAGTATGTAAACATCAGCCAGAATCACCGAACAACCTGGAACAACCACGAACAAATAATTTACAAAACCTGAAAAAATAAATAA